TCACAAACTTTGGTGTTCATCGTCTGAATCTCCTAGTAGAGTAGGAGCCATGCCATTAAAGACATTAAGTGCACCACGAACATTTTCCCGAGTGTAACTTTGAGTCATTTGCAAAGATGAGTGGCCTAACCAGTGCATGACATCAGTTGCAACTTGTCCATTGGTGAGTGCCATGGTAGCAAAGTAATGTCGGAATATGTGAGGGGTAATATGAATTCCAGCTGCTTCACCCACTTTATTCAAAACCTTATTTGCTTGCTGTACTCCCATTGGCATACCGGTCTTTTCATTTACAAATAAAAAACTTTCATCATTAATGTTTCTATGGGTCTTTGAATAAATATTTTGACTATAGGTGATGGCGTAATGGCAAATATTGAGCATTTCACCACGTACATATATTGTGCGGTAGCTTGAGTTATTCTTTAAGTCACCGCCGTCTGGTTCTGCATTAGTACGTCCCTTCTTAAATTGTATTGCGCAAACTTCTTCGTCATTCCATTGTGAGAACTTAAAAGAACTGAATTGCAGTCCCATAAGCTCTTCACGTCGTTCCCCAAGCGTTAGCAGGGCTAACATGCAGTATTGGTACTTTGACAAGACACTAGGTGCTACGGCCATGAGTTGGTTATACTGTTTTTCAGTGATTGTTTTTGATGACGGTGATTTACCACCATCAATTGAGATACCACTCAACTTGTTTTTCACAATCACATCATTCCGGGCAGCATCATTCATCAATATTTGCATTACAGAATTGGTTGTAATAATAGTGTTCTTGGCATAACCATCTTTGATCATTTGATCGATAAAATTTTGGTAACTTTGCCTAGTGATTTCATTGATTTTCTGATTACCGAAAACAGGCTTTAATTGATTGTTCCAGTAGTTTTTTTTCTGAGTAATGGTAGCTGGTCGCCAGAGTTTCAGGTCGATATTTCGCTTTAGAACTTTATCAAAGTAAGCTTGAAGCGTAATTGTGTCTGAAATTGATGCAGTGATTTGCCCAGTTCCAAGCGTTACTTCGAATTTTTTTAATTCAATATCAGCATCTCGCCAAGTCAAAAAACCAGATTTGCTCCAAGTGCGGTATTTATGATTAATATCGGTATAAGAACGGCGAATCCCATATTTTTTCCCTCGTTTTGTTTCATATTCGTAGATTCCAGGGTGACGTTTTAAAGGTTTCCATTGTCGTGGCATATTCATCAGTCCTCCAATTAGAATTATTTGAACGTATGTTCTTTTTAGCTGAAAATATATACCCCAATAATGGGGTACTAAGCGAGTGACGGGAATCGAACCCGCGACTACAGCTTGGAAGGCTGTCGTTTTACCACTAAACTACACTCGCGTGAATGGACCTTGTTGGACTCGAACCAACGACCGGACGGTTATGAGCCGTCTGCTCTAACCAACTGAGCTAAAGGTCCAATGAAAATTTAAATGCGAGCGGCAGGGGTCGAGCCTGCATCTGAAAGTATCTAGTTAGCAATTCAAAGGAGTACTTGTTCTACCGTTGAACTACGCTCGCGTGAAAGCCCAAGGAGGACTTTTGTTTGGTTATGAGCTTGGCTACTTAATCCCGTATTTTAAGAATTGGGTCTGTAGTTCGCCAGAACTTTTCATTGAATCCGGGGTAGTTTCAAAAGCTTCCTTTTCAGACATCCCATGCTGTGTTTTATATAACACTGGTGAAACTCCGTATTTATTTAAAAATCCTGTTAGTGTATGTTCATCCATTGAAATTGATGAGCCATTTTCATTAGTCGAGGATTCTTGATTAACAGATGAACTAGTAGATACTGATGAGCTGGATGCTTTTTGTGAGGCTGAATTAGCTTGTGCTACACTAGTTGAACTTGCTTTAGCCACGCTAATAGAGGCAGCTTTACTGCTTGATTCAGCAACTCTCTTTTTGCTTTCAGAGTTAGTTTTGCTCTCTGAATTTGCTTTTTTCTTGGATTCCGATTTAGATGATGCTTTTTTCTGAGAAGCGACGCTATTTGAAGCAGATTCACTGTTTTGCTGTGATGACTTAGTATTACTGCAAGCCCCTAATGTTAAAGCACTCAATAGGGTAATGCTTAAAATTAATCCCTTTTTCAAATCATATTCCTCCATGTAATAAAATCCCCATTACTATTAATTTCCCCATGTATAGCTTTTAATGACATCCTGACTGGTCAATGTGAGTGGCAGGAGTTGAACCCGCATGGCAATAAGAAATAAAGGAAGGGTATCCCATAAGAAGTTGCCGTTCTGCCGTTGAACTACACCCACGTTTGTAATCAATTAGTGATGAAGCTTTTTATAGAGAAAATATGCAACTAATGCTGATATAATTGCCACAAATAATAGCTCAGTGCTCCACTTAATAGAGGACAGGCTTTTTAAAAAATAAGTTAAAGAATTGAACATTGGTGATTCTCCTGTGTTTGATTGAGTTAAGAATCTCTATGCGAGCGGCAGGAGTCGAACCTGCATTGGAAGGTAGGCTATATTTGAATTAAAGGAACCATTCTACCGTTGAACTACACTCGCGTAAAGTCAGCTAGGGCTGACTATCATTTACTGAGTTCATAATTATTTTTGCAATAGCCGTGTTTTCAAATCATCTTTTACTTCTGTCAGCATACGGTCATATTCTTCTGTTGAATATGAATCTTTTTTTAGATATAACATGGATTCTGAGTCCATAAATGTCTGTATATCTTTCTTCATCGTGGCAATTAGCTCGTATTTTGAAATTTCATTATCCATAGCATTAAGCCTTCTTTCTGGTTAAAGCGAGCGGCAGGAGTCGAACCTACATCTGAAAGTATCTAGTTAGCAATTCAAAGGAGTACTGTTCTACCGTTGAACTACGCTCGCGTGAAAGCCCGGTGAGGGGCTTTTGTTGTTTTCATTGAATGTTGTATAATCTCTACAAGAAGGGAAGTGTTTGATATGACAAAAAGTCAACGTGAACTTTTGATTCGAGCGTTAGAATTTTATCGGGATGAGCGTCAATTGGATAGCCTTCCACAAGATGAGGAGTTCAGATATTATGATTATGATGAGAACGGGAATGTGACATATAAATCAGTAGATGCTATTGATGCAAACAACATGGGCAAACTTTTAGAAAGCTTTGATTGAGGGAATGTAGTATTCGTTGAAAACATCACTTATTCCGTCGAGCAACGTGTCACAGATTCTTTTAGAAGTAATACCACTATTGTGATGATCTACTGAATTGCGTAATCTAAAGAGAGCATCAATGAATGTTTGTTGCCTGGATTCTAGTTTTATAGGTTCTTTGGTGAACGCTTTTAAATAGTCTTTGGCCGTAGGATTTCTCCCCAATTGCGTTTCCTTGTGATAATTACTCAAAGTTAAGAGCATCAAGTGTTCCAGACAGCTTCCTAGGCCAGCAGCGCAAAGAAACCATTTTTGATTTTGATATGCAAATAAGCATTGATTGAATTCATCTGTAAATTGATTATCATTCAGTGTTGATAGCATTTGATCAAAATGATAAGTGTCTACAAATAGTTTTGTTTGAGTTAATGGAAACTTTTCAATCTTATTTTGAGTGATTAACTGGTCATGAGTTTTTTTATATTCCGCATCAGCAAATTTCTTTAAACAATTTGATAGAACGCTACTTTGAGTGAGTATATCGAAGTTCTTAACGAAAAAAGTAATATTAATAGATTCTGGTACTATCTTAGGTATTATGTCTTTTGAAAGAAATTTGTTCGAAACCAGATAATTAAGAACCTTTTGATTATTATGGGAAATATTTTCAAATTCAAAAGTGTGTGTTTCTTTTTCAAAATCAAGTATTTCTATACTGTCTGATGTATCTTTTGTAGCAAAAAAAATATATTTTTCGGATATTTTGATAGATGAAGAATCGAAGATTTTAATGAAATACATTTTCAAACGTCGTTTATTTGCCCAATAAAATCTTGAGAAATCAGTATTATTCACACCCATAATATAAGCGATTTCATCTTGATATGCTTTTTTCATAATTGTTAAAGCTTCGCGTTCATTGTCATCCAATTTGTGCACTTCCCTTATAGTTAATACTTAGCATTCAGATTATCTGTGTTCCATTCGGTAGCGACCGAATCAATATTATAGTAGTTACTATCTTTATGGTTGATTTGTTTGAGTGCAGATTGGTCAAAGGAACTTTTTACCAGTGCATCGCCATCCATGTAAAAGGTGATAGTAATATTTTTGAAGTCGGAGAACCCGTAATCATCCTTAATCGCTAGCAAAATATGGTAGGCGTCTTTTTTATAAGCACCTTCATCATAGTAATCGGAACTGTCTTTGACATTTATATCAATGCCGGTAGTTACTGGTTTATGGTATTCGCCACTGATTTCTTTTACCTTTACATCAGAAACATGCTGTTTGATGGTATCTTCGATTGCGATGTCGGATATCCCATTTGAAGAACTGGAAAAAGTACTTTCATCTACAGACGATGCATAACGTGATTCAGACTCAGACTCACTTGCCGTTTCTGAAGAATCAGATGTAGAACTTGAATAATCACTATCATCTTCTTTGTTTTCAGATTCCCATTTAGAGAAATCTTCACTTTCCCCGTATGCGTCCAGTGAGTCACTCTCTTTAACATGTATTGTAGTAGTTTTACTTTTTTTACCAGCAAAACTAGCTGTTACATCGTATTTTCCTGTATTAAGGTCACCCTCAAAAAAACGACCATCATCATTAGTTTTAGTTGTTACTTTGTCCCTTTTATTCTTAAAAGTAATAGTTGATCCTGGCGTTGCCTTGCCTCGTATTGTCTCGGCTGGGGTAAATGTAGTTTTGTTAAGTTTAATTTTAGTTGTAGATTGATTTATACAGCCACTAACAAGAAAAGTCAGTGCTAATAAACTGATAGTCACTATAAACTTTCTCATTTCAGTTTCTCCTCCAATGAATCATTTCTTAAATAGTTCTGTGTGATCAGCAATTAAGCAAATGAGAAAAATTCCATAAATTCATCTGGTAACCCGTATGCATTTTTTAGCGCATTGAAGCTATCAGGTAATTCATCGTATTGCTCTTCATATAGCTTCGCCAATTCTTGGCATGCAAAAGCATTGGCCTTGTACTCAGCGCTATTCTTCTGGTAGTCTCCAAGTGTGTACCAAGACACACAGGCCGTGTCCTCAATGCCATGGCATAATTCATGGGCCATAACTGGAAGCCTGGCCGGCGAATCACGAAGACTATCGCTAATTACTATATCTGTGATTCCCAATATTGGAGTACAGACCCCCATATTTGCCCCAATGTCCTCAAAGTGAACTTCGAATCCTAATCTATCTGCAATCGTAAATGGATCATACGTTCCGAAGGATTGTGCAAGTTGTTCTACCTTAAGATACGTGTCGTATCGCATACAAACACCTACTTTTTTCCTTCTTCGCGTATTTTTTTCAAACGATCCCAGTAAATGCCTTCAATAACATTACGGACTTTTTCTTTATCCTCGGGTGCCATACTCATTCCACCATATCCCATAGGCGTATTTGACTGGAGAAGCTTGTCTAAGTCAATGCGATCGGCTTCGGTAGCCCAGTCTGGTGATTTATGATTCTTTTCGTTGTTTCCTAGTAAATAGTCAGTTGAAACTTCAAATATGTTTGCGATTTTCAATATTTCATCGCTGGATACTTTCCGTGTTCCGTTTTCAATCTTACTCATAGATGATTTATCTAAAGATAACCGTCGTGCTAAATCCGATTGTTTCATATTTTTACTTTCGCGAAGATTAATAATTCTGCTTGCGAGGTTTTTATCGGCCATGTTAATCCTCCAAACGTTTCTGTTTTTACAACCATATTTTAGCAATGTTTCCAAAAAAGATACGGTTTGTTGAAAAAAAAGAAACAAAAAGTGTTGACGTTTCTAAAATAGAAACGTATAATAATATTTGTAGTTGAGATATTAGAAACAAAGAGGGTGAAAAAATGTCGTATCAAATTAATTTAGAATTGGTAAAAAAGAGTCGTTTAAACAAAGGGTTAACGCAGCAAGAAATGGCAGATATGCTTGGCCTTGATAGTAAATCAAGCTACAGCAAGCGTGAAAATGGTGATACTAATTTTAAGTCTAATGAAGTGCCGGCACTGGCTGAAATATTAGGACTTGAAATAGATTTCAAAAATTTTTTCTCTAAAACGTTGAGAAAAGAGAAACTTTCTGCCAAACCAAAGGAGGCGGCAAAATGAGTGAGAAAGAAGAAACACCAGTTGTAATTATTCATCCAGCAAGCGATCCAGATTTTGATGGAACCATGTTAAATAGCAAATTTTGGGATCGAATTGTGGTTACTACGACAGAAGGTAAAAAAGTAGCAGAGATCAACACTGACGATGCAACCCCTGCTACCGGATATTTAGTTAAAGCATACCCACATAAGGATTAACCCTTAGGAGGATGTGGATCATGACCATGACTATCTTTACGAGAGATTTTACCATCACGGTTATGAATAACTAATTCAGAATGTTGGTTGTTAGAAATACGACGGGCCACTTTTTCCGCTTCACTTTTATTGTTGAAGTTGGCAGTAGCTCGTGAATTACCAGCACCTTTAACATTCCAACCGCCCTTTCCATCAGGGACGACATGTTGATCAGCCATAAATATCACCTCCTTATGCTCAATTATCGCATAAGGAGTGAATAAAACTATTAATTTTTCAAGGAACGGAGGCAACAACATGCAAGCAATTAAAAATCACAAACGTGAACTTGTCGATTCAATCATCGAACTGCTCCCAGCAGTGTCGCCGAGTCTGATTAATGCTAAGACATTTTGGATGTCGGAAGACGAGCTTCAAGAGCTGATAGCTATGATTCACGACGGGGACCGGAACGAATTTTACGAGATGATTAATTCTTAATTATATTATTCGGCGTTTTTGATTCAGGTTAAACTCATGAAACTGAAAGGTGGTGAGAAAATGCCAACACAATCTAGTTCAGTATATGCAGGCAGTATGCTTACTGATGCCATTAATCAAAACAGCGTAACGCCTATTAATTTGAGCGGCAAGGTAGGCTACTCGGTAACGTTGATTTACAAACAAAGGCATGATCAAGCACGGATTCAGATCGAATCAGTTCCTGCATTCTTAGCAGCATTGCCCAACCAAAATCAGTTCTTTGCAATCGAATTGGCACACAGATTCGTGGGAGTAACAACACCGGTGATTGACGGTGACCGAATCATGAAGGAACCGCTGGCGATGGCTGTTAAAACCATGCCGGAGTTAAGCCAAGCATTAGCAGCTATTCAGGATTCACTTGATGAACTAACGATACCTAAAGAGGATTTGAAGCCAAATGACTTTGATGATCCTAAGAAGCTAGTCGCTGAGTGTTTTGATGCAGTGCTCTACTTGTTAAACCTAATCGCATATGTATGTCGTGGTTTTGATTTATCGATGCAGGACCAGCTTAAACAGCGAATGAAGAAATGGTTCAAAGATGGAGTCGTTAAACATAGGAAGGAGTGATAGAGATGATGATCTCAACGCAAAATGACGATACTGAGTTTATTGATGCTGTAGCCGTTGCTGTAGCTGATAGAATCATGCCGCAACTGGAAGTGCTGGTGAAGAAGTATTACACACCGGATCAGGGATTAAACCAACAGCAAGCCGCTAGTATGCTCGGATGCAGTGTAGATACATTAAAAGATTTTTATTACTATCAGCCTGGATTCCCACATTTCAAGAAGGGGACAAAAGATTCATTTTCACAAAAAGCTTTAGAGAATTGGATGTCTGACAACCAAATACGAGCGTAAGGAGAAAATAGCAATGATTGAAGGAGCATTAGTAGGCTGCACGCTAACTGCATTATGGTTCAAGCGTCATGAAGTTGCTAGTTGGTTTGGAATTTAAGGAGATGAAGACGATGAAATTTACATTCCGGATCGGAAACGTGCTTTACAAACAGATCACAATTGAAGAATTGAATAATGTTTTTGGCACATTTAAGGAGGTCGGACGAATTGGAAGTACGCAAAGTATCGCTAAAGCCTAAATTTGAGTACGAAAAAAGCTGCTCGAGTATTGGGAGTACCCGTGCAGCTAAGACGCTTACTAATTTTATTTTCGAATTCTATTGTACTCCGAAACTGTCACTAAGACAACGTTTGGTACGGAGGTGGGCGAAATGATACCAGCAAAGGCAGATTTAAACGAGCATTGGCAGCAACGTAACGACTCACGTGACTGGGTACTTGACGCAGATAACTATTGCTACGATGGTGACGAGTTCGACAAGGCTCAACTGTTTCAAGATTACATCGATAACAATGACTTTAAGCAGTGGGCGACTGATATGCAGGCTGATATGTTGAACGCCATTTGTATCGTCACTTTCGGTTCGACTGACGTAAGTGTTTTGTATCCAGATCAAGGTGAGGAACCTAATTGGCAATGGTTGATTGATGTGTTTGGTCAGTCTCGTCTATGGGACGAGCTACTGGCACACATCGACACAGACACGATGATGACACGTCTGGGCTATCGTTGGGTATCAGAGGAGGAAGAAGCATGAGTAATGAGTTAGTTACGATGGTTAATAACAATATTGAGGATATGAAGAATAATGAAGGCTTGTCATTACCACCTGATTATTCAGTAGGGAATGCATTAAACAGTGCTTACTTGATTTTGAGTGATACGTCTAAGGGCCAACCATTACTTGATAAGTGTGACCAAGGATCAGTTATCAAGGCGTTGATGAACATGGCAATTCAAGGATTGAGCCCAGCTAAAAACCAATGCTATTTCATTCCTTATGGCAACCAGTTAGTCATGCAGCGTTCCTATTTTGGCTCAATTAGTGTTGTAAAGCGTCTTTCAAACGTTAAGGATATTCAGGCACAGGTTGTCCACAAAGACGATACGTTCAAGATTGGCGGTGAAAATGGGGTGCTGGTGGTTAAGGAGTTCGAGCCAAGCTTTGAGAACCTAGATAAGCCAATTATCGGGGCCTTTGCATGGATCGAAGACATCAACGGGAACCGGACATACACGGTTATGACAAAAAAAGACATCGACACCAGTTGGAGCCACGCTAAGACGAAGAAGGTTCAAAACGAGTTCCCAGAGGAAATGGCTAAACGGACTGTAATTAATCGAGCTGCAAAGTTCTACATTAACAGTTCAAGCGACAACGATTTGTTCGTGCAAGCAGTTAACGACACGACGAGTTCCGAGTACGAGAATGATAATCCGAAGGACGTAACACCGGCTAAAAGGTCATTGGTGGCTGACGTAGCAGAGAATAAAGCCGAGAAGGTAGAATCTGCCGAACCAGCTAAAGAACCCGTTAGAACAGCTGTAAAGGAGGCATCAAGCAATGATCAAGAACCTGTCAAAGACGAAGTCGACCAGCAAAATCTCTTCGACAACCTCAATGATGTTTGATCAGAAGCTGATGCCGAATAATTATTATGAGAACTGGACTGACCGGGCCTACATGTCGCCGACGGTGTTTAAACGGTTTCTAGCATGTGAAGCAGAAGCGTTAGCCGAGTTGCAGGGTAAATGGGAGCCAGTTATGAACTCAACGGCGCTAGTCGTTGGAAATTGGCTTCACAGCTACTTCGAAAGCGAGAAAGCTCATGCCAAGTTTGTTGATGAACATCCAGAGGCAATTTCAAGCCGGGGCCCAAGCAAAGGCCATCTCAAAAAGGACTTCAAAATTGCTGAATCCATGATTGAAGCCTTATCTGACGATCATGATTTTAATCTTCTTTATCAAGGCGATAAAGAAGTGATTGTAACTGGTGAAATTGGTGGTTATCCCTGGAAGGGAAAGATTGATTGCCTAAATTTGAAACAAGGTTACTTCGTGGATCTAAAGACGACCGCTGATATTTATAAGGGTTATTGGAATGAAGAAAGCCGTGAACGGGAACCGTTTGTATATGCGTATAACTACCCACTTCAGATGGCAGTCTATCAAGAGTTGATTAAGCAGCAATTCGGCGTTAATTGTAAGCCATATATTGTTGCGGTAAGCAAACAGGATCCACCAGACAAGCAAGCTATTGATTTACCGGAGTACCGACTTACTAACGCTATGAACCAGGTATTGGACTCTCAACAGCATATTCAAGATGTCATTAAAGGCGAAGCAGATCCTACCCAATGCGGACATTGTGCTTATTGTCGTAGTACCAAAAAGTTAGAGAGCGTCGTTAGTGCAGACGACTTACTCATAGATTGACTAAACAGAATTGGCTTGAACAGCAGTGACTGAATACACCGAACGGGTGAAAGGCCCATTAATAAGGACAGGAGGTGCGAGATGGCACGTCCAGTAAAAGAGGGATTGGATTACTTCCCATTAGACGTTGATTTTGCTGTAAACGACAAGACAGAAGCCATTATGGGCGAGTTTGGACCGAAAGGTGTTCTGTTTATGATTTATCTGCTGTCTGCGGTGTACCAAAATGGATACTACTTGCAGTGGAATAAATTGAAACAGATGCAGTTAGCTAATCGAATTGCAGGCGTATCACCTGAATTAGCTAATCAAATCGTTAACCGCTTGATTGCTTATGGAACCTTTAGCGAGGAACTGTTCAATTCGGCTAAGGTATTAACGAGCCAGCGTATCCAAGAGACCTATGAAGATGCTACTAAACGTCGCAAATCACAGAAACCAACTAAGTATTGGATTAATGTTGACATCAATAAAGATACAAGTGTAGTTAATGTAGACATTAATCCACAAAGTAAAGTAAATAAAAGTAAATCAAATAAAAGTAAAGTAAATAATTATGATGATGACGCGGGTGTCACGCGCGAGCAGGTCATTAACGATTGGACCAACCTGTGGGGATTCCCAAATGGAATTGCTCGTCCTGAAATTGATGAATGGCTGGAAGAGTTCAAGCCTGAGGTGATTGCCTATGCAATTTGGGTTGCTGGAGAACATCAGATTAAATCTAATGCATGTTTGAAATACGTTCGTGCAATTGTTGCGGGTTGGAAGAAACGAAATATTACGACGTTAGAGCAGGCTAAAAAGGCTGCTGCTAATCATGACGACCGCATGAAGAGCGAAAGAAAACCTAGTGGCTATTCAAAGCCACGCCGTAAAGAAGTTACGCCAAAGTGGATGCAAAACGGCGCTTCTCAGGCGGATTCTAAGCCAAATTCAAGTGATAACCAGCAGGACGATATGAGTGACGAGGCATTCCTAGCGTTCATGAACAGTCAGGAGGAAGCTAAATGAATTGGGGCAATCAATTAGTCCAGTTAGCCGCTAACCATGCCTATGAACCGGCCGCATTGCACTGGACTAAGCAGCGTATGAAGCGGCATTTAAAGGCCGGTGGTAGTGCGCAAGATGAGGTGTGCGCTCATGAGTACAAGCTATTTGCACTCGAGGTTTTAATTATTGAATATCAGCGGGATGGCTTAAATTTTGATTTGACCCAATGTTGGGGTAAGCCAGCCGAGTATTTTATTGATCTAGAGCAAGCTAGACAAGGATTGCAAACGGAGGTGAGCGCATGATAGATGATATCTCAACAGCTTTTAAATGGAATCAAAAGGATGCTTTGTTTGCTGAGCAAATACTTGCTTATGAGGGAACACCAGCAGCAATTAAATATTTTAGTGCACATAGTTCAGAGTTAAGTGACTATGGTTACTGGTTTTTCTTATCGACCTTGTGGGTCAGTTATACCGAGTATTCTGATTTAAAAATATGGAAAACCTTATTTGCAAGTCAGCGGCCTAATAAAGCTATTGGCATTATGAAGCCCAGTGAGTTAAAAGCTTTTGATAATTTGCCCAATAAACTGACATTATATCGAGCTCACCGACCTAACGAATCTGATTGGATTGCGTATACGCTAGATACCACTGTTGCTAAGCATTTTGCAAAAGAACACAAGGTTAATCAAATCTCTGTTTACCGGGTTAAGAAGAATCATGTATTAGCACTCTTTCTACGTCGTAGTGAGCAGGAAATTATCGTGTTAGATAAAAGCTTAGTGAAGTTGAAAAAGATTATTCCGCTTTCGGAGGTGAGTGCATGACTGAAACACAGGTGCTAGTAATTAACGCTGATCTACCCGATATTGATCACCCACTAGCAATCGGGCCCGAACCGGAAATGTTTAAGCTCGCGCAGCATAACTACAAATCTGGTGAATGGCCGTTTCCGGTTAGACTGGTTAAGCCTGGGACTAAGGTACGCAGTGATGCGGCCTACCTAGCTAGTATGTTACCAGATACCCAAGCTGAGGAACGTGAGCAAATTAGAGATATTCGCCGTGCTCATCGTGATGGTAACCATACGATAAGGGCGTTGACCGATGAGACTGGCTATATTAGTCAGCGGGTTAGCTATCTAGTGCACAAGTACAGTTTGCCGTTGCGGAACGGCTACTGGCGTGCTGAAAAGTACGACAATCCCAACGAAATTATTACTGGACAAACAGTTGATTTGCTAGGTGATAAGATCGGCGCCCCAGCTAGATCGATAAGGCAAGCAAGCTACTCAAATGGCATTGTCTGTGGCTACTACATTAGCCGGGTGCCGAAAGTATGAGCAAAGTAGTGATTAAGGGCGAACTACCTAGCTTAAATGAGTACATCAAGGCTGAACGGGCCAACAGATACGCCGCAGCTAACCTAAAGAAGCGGTACACGGCCTTATGTAGTGTATATGCGCGGGCTAGTCATAATTCTGGAGTTGAATTTAATTGGCCTTGCAAGCTCAAATTTACCTGGTATACGAAGAACAGTCGGAAGGACGCAGACAATATCGCGTTTGCTAAAAAGTTTGTGCTTGACGGCTTTATGAAGGCTGGACTTTTAGGCAACGACAATCGAAAGCATATCACGGGATTTCAGGACGAATTTGCAGTTGATAAACGAAATCCGCGAGTAGAAATAGATGAAATTACGGAGGACGAAGATGCCTAAACACACTAAGAAGCGTTCAACGATTAAACGGAAGCACCTGCGAATGAAGGAACATGCCGAAGCAAACAAAGCTAAAGCACAGGATAATAAGCAACTGGTCAAGGAATATGAGCCGTACAACATTAATAAGCGGGCGTTCGGGGAGGAATAAAAATGAATTATAGGAATGGCAGAAGAATTAACGTTGGTGACATCTTGTGGGCGAAGAATGCTAGGTGGATTGTAACGGACAATTACCAGATGAGACTCATTGGTAAAGAAATGGAGCTTACCCAAATGATCTTGCCAGCCTTTGTCGAATATGTTGGCAATGTGCATGACAACCCGGAGCTATCGAGTTCTAACAGATGATTGGAGATGGCGACGATGATTAAGTTTAGGGCGTGGGACAAGGAAAACGAAATCTATCTTTACAATGTACAAGACGCTTATGACACGTTGAGCGGGTTCGTAAAATATGATGATGGCGAGAATGCTAGCTATGACGAGTGTTGCTTTGGAGAATTCTTAGATAATAAACGGTATGATGTTGAGCAGTTTACTGGCCTGAAAGACGTGAACGGCGATGACATTTATGAAAATGATATTATCGTTTCTGAACCGACTGAACCGATATTAGGATCGCCTAAAATTGGAGCAGTCAAACTTAGTAAAGTTAGTTTTAGTTGGTGCTACGTAACTGGAAATAACGAGTACAATATCTGGAAAACTGACAAGTATCGAACGTATGAAGTTATTGGTAACGTTCACGCTAACCCGGAATTATTGGTGGAAAATAAATGAAACAGATATTTGAAGCAATATGGAACGCAACCCCGTGGCAGTTAGTTAGTTGGATTGGTTCAATTGTGCTAGGAGTCAGCATTGTTTATGTAGTTATTGCGCTCTTGCTGACATGGGTTATACAACGTCATGGGTGAACAAAAAAGCTCACTACTATTCACAACTGTAGTGAGCATTGGCTTGCACATGCGTGCCATTAAATTCTAATACTATTGGAAATTAATGGCAATAGAAAAAAGCCACCAATTAAGGCGGCTAGTCATTAGGACCACTCGTATGACCGTTGCCAGTATAACATATAAAAAGCGCCGCCATCACTGACCGCGCTACAACTAATTCCGAATAAGTTAATTATAGCATACGAAAACGGAGGGGCGTATGATGGGCGAACAGCAAGTTATTTCAGATGAAATTTTTCCACCAATTGACCAGGAGAAAACAATTAAACAGGTGCGGCGGTTCCTGGATAAGAAGTTACCGCAAGCAGTTCGAGCGTCCGGCCATTCGGTCGCTGATCTAAAATCGCCTAGCATGGATGGCATGCCTAAGTCGGCCCCAGCTGGTAACTCGGCCGAGGATCGGATTACACGCCGCCTGTACGCAGAGCAGATTGTCCGACAGACTATTCAGGCCATGGCTCGCTGTGATCATGAATGCCAGGAGATATTAGATCGGCTATATCTGCAAGGATACAGTGACACGATGTGCTACATGGATATTGGCTACAGCAAGACTCAGTATTTTGACCGCTGGAAGCCATTGGCAATGCTGCAGTTCGCACAGAGCTATTACCTAGAAGACCTGAATATTTACCAAAACCGAACTCAAACCGGACTTTAACCGAACTTTTTCCGAACTCAAGCCGGACCTCATAGCAATAAATTGGTGGTAAATTAGTAGTATCGATAATTGGTTAGGGTGACAAATAAACGTTTTTCTGATAGCTCTAATTGATTATTATTGTGGCCTTAGCTCAGTTGGTAGAGCACCTGACTGTTAATCAGGTTGTCGCTGGTTCGAGTCCAGCAGGCTACGTTAGACGGGCACAGATGTACAGTTTGTGTTGCCTCCTTGATTAAGTTGATATGATGGCCCGCCTATTAAGCAGATATGATCTAATTGGCAAGATGGCGGTCTCCAAAACCGTCTATGTTGGTTCAAATCCAGCTATCTGTGTAGCCGGCGGATTTATAAGGGGTGATGCGCTCCTCTCTGCCGCCGGCATTAGTCTTCGTGTTTAACGTCGGCCGTTGAATGCGAGTATCGCTGTGGGCTAATTGGTAAGCCACAATGGGATGTAGGTTCGAGTCCTACCAGCGATATAGTTATGTGATACAGCACCTGCTGGGAGTTGACCGCATGACGTGTGCTTGTGGCGAAATAGGTAGACGCATAGTTAGGCGCGAGTAACGGGTGTTGGTTGACAACCAGTATGTCCACACGTCATGTAGGGTGCAAATCCCTACCAAGCACATTAAACGCGTCCGCGGCTCAAAAACGGACAATCTCCAAGCTGACTCTCGCTTTTTAGCGGGAGTTTTTGTATACTTAACTTAGTTTGGAAAAAGGTTAATAAATTGAGAGGAGGTTTACCATGGTGATAACAAGGGTGCAAGTTCAACAAAAAAATATTGACTGGGCTTTTAAGGAAACCGATTTAAGGGAAGATAAAAAGATTAAAATACAAGATGAACTGAATTGGTTACAGAATAATAATAAAAATTATTTAAATCCTACAATTAAACAGCTTGGAAGCTTTGCTACTCGGTTGCATGTACCATTTGGAAACCTCTTACTTGATAAAATTCCTGAGACGGAAAGCATACAGTTGGCTTTTAGAACAAAAGAAAATGTACCGGCAGAAGTTAGCCTTAATGTTCGAGCCATTATATATGAAATGCAACGTAAACAAGCATGGTTTAAAGAAGAAAGTGGATATGCCAATAAGAAGTTGGGCTTAATTGGTGTTGCAAAAGGCAAGCACTGTACAATTAGTGATGTAGTTTTAAAAATGAAAGAGTTTTTGAAATTAAATCATTTTAAGACTGCACGCGAACTTTTTAACGACTTGCGAAACCAACTTGCTTATCATGGAATTTTAGTCATGCAAAAAGGTGGCGTTGGCTTAGGAAATAATAGACCATTGGATGTAGAACAAGTTCGAGCATTTGTATTGCTAGATGACTATGCTCCTTTAATTTTTCTTAATCAAAAAGATAGTTTTACTGCTAGAATATTCTCATTAGTACACGAATTTGTTCATATATTGAGAGGTACTGATGAGTTATTTAGAAATGTGGATGAAACTTTAGAAGAAGAGCGATTTATAAATGAAGCTGTGGCACGTTTTTTAATGCCAAAAGATGATTTTGAAAAAGTGTTTGATTCTTTAGGAATAAACAAAGTCGCACGTTATTTTAATGTCAGTCCGTTTTCGGCAGCCATAAGAGCTAAAAATCTTAAATTAATGGATGACATCACGAGCTATTCTGTATTTGATATGGAACCAGTTCTTAGTAAAAAGAATAGTGGAGGCAATCCATATAATACAGCTTTAAGTCTTAATGACAATAGGTTCACATCGGCTTTGGTTAATTCACAAATGAATGGTACTTTGCCACCAACTAAGGCAGCATCTTTGCTTGGAATAAGCACAAAGATGCTAGGGAAAACTATAAGTATTTTTAACGAACGTGAGGTAGGGTTATGAGCGGATATCTAATTGATTCTAATATTTTAATTGTATCCAACCGTAACTATCGGCAGGATTATTTTCCAGTTGTTTGGGATTTTTTTAAAAATAACCAAGATGTTTATATATCTAACTATGTGTATGACGAATTATTAAAGTTGGATGATGACTTGTGTCAATGGACAAAAAACAATTATAAAGATCGAGTGTTGCCTTTGGAAGATTCGGTGACGGAGTACACGAAAGTGATTAATTATGTGGTTTCATCAGGTAAATGGAAACCAGCGGGATATGAACAATGGTCTAACGATGTTGATAAAGCTGATCCTTGGCTTATTGCTTATGCATTAAAACATGGTTTTACAATTGTAACCGATGAAAATAACACTGGTCCTAATGGAGGCTCAACTAATAATGAACCTAAAATTCCATTTGTAGCCTCTTACTTTAAGGTGGATACAATTAATTTTTGGGAACTATTAAACAGGAAACATTTCAAAGCGCAGTAAAAATGTTACTGAATGGGTGCAGGCTGATGCCCGGCTAGATAAGTGGTACAAGGATAAGAAGCGTCGTGCTAAACAGCATGGCGCTTTTAGTTTGGAAAATAAAACTAAGCCGGTATATCAAGCTTTACAGGGCGATGGATTTAAATTGGAAAATAAAGGTTAATTCTAAACTAGTCGAAATCGACTGGTTTAAAAACGGAGGTGTGGTGGTATGTAATGGCTAAGTATGAAAAATGGTTAACTCCTGATGGACTTGTCCGAATTGGCGGCTGGGCGCGTGACGGTCTCACTGATGAGCAGATAGCGCATAATATGGGGATTAGCCGCTCGACGCTGAACGCATGGAAAAAAAGGTTTTCGGACATTTCGGACACCATAGGAAAAGGCAAGGATGTTGTAGACCGGCAAGTTGAGAATGCACTATTAAAGCGTGCTATGGGAACTACAACAACTGACAAGATGTATCGCATGGTTCATAAAGACGATGACGTACTTGATATGGAAAGGCGACGTTTTAGCAATGCTTGGAAATTAAAGCACCCAGAGGCCTCTAAGAAAGAGATTGATGACGCTGCTATTGCGGGAGTAAAGGAATATAAGCGCATTCAGCAGACTGAAAATATTCATGAATTTCCACCTGATGTTAATGCAGCTATATTTTGGTTACGTAATCGTAAACCAAAAGCATACCGTGATCAAAGTTTCCAACAGCTTAATGAAGCACAAACTGATAAAGCGAAAGCTGAGGCACGTATTAGTAGTCATAAGGCTAATGAACTTGAAGGCGTTGGTCATGTAAATCCATTGCTTAAAGCTTTAGCCAAAGGAGCACAGCAGTTAGTACCTAAGGAGGAAGAAGACGATGCAAACACCATTAAGTAGTATTCAATATGGTAAGAAACAGGCAACGTTTATTTTTTCTCCATTCGACCATCTGTTTGATGTGAATGAAGGTTCAATTCGTGCTGGCAAGACGGCGGCAGATGATGCCCGGTTAGCGCTGTTTTATTTGGCAACAACGGATGAGAACCATTTAGTCAGCGCCTATAACCAGGAACTTGCTTATAACCTGTTTATCGAAGGTGATGGCATGGGACTAGCCTATATATTTGATGGTGCTAGTCATTTGAGACGTGATCGTGGTGGCGATCATTTAGCTTTAGACCTACCGAGTGGAAAAAAGAAGATTTACTTCAAAGGCGGGGCCAAGTCAAACAGTGCCAATGCTATCCGTGGTATGTCATTAGGCTCAGTTGCGTATTCTGAAATCAACTTGTTAAACCATGAATTCCTTGATGAAACGTTTCGACGAACGGCCGCAGCTAAGTATCGTTATCATCTTGCTGATCTTAACCCACCGGCACCACAAGATCCAATTATCAAATTCTTTGATGAGCGCGATGCGCACTGGTTACATTGGCGTATGTCTGATAACCCAGTGATGACAACCAAACGTCTGGCTGAGATGGAGACGCAGCTTAAGAAAAATCCATATCTGTACAAGCGTGATTGGTTAGGATTAAGAGTCATGCCACAGGGGATTATCTATGACCAGTTTGACCAAGACAGTATGACTAATCATACCTTGATTGGACAACCAGTTGAAATGTTTTTTACTGGTGATGCTGGTCAAGATGATGCCACAACAATGAGTTGCAATATTGTTACCCGCGTCCGGCAACCTGATGGGCGTTTTAAGTTTGTTCTAAACCGTGTTGCCAATTATTATCACAGTGGTACGGAGACCGGACAAACAAAGGCAATGAGCACGTATGCCACAGAATTAAGAAGATTTATTTTGTGGTGTGTTAACACATACCAACTGCACTACTCGATGGTGTTAGTGGATCCCGCTTCATTGGCATTACGACAAGAGCTAATTAAGGTTGGCGTTGAAGCTGGTAAGGCGGATAACAACGGGCATGATCATGTTGGTAACTCTAAAGGAATTGAAGTCGGCATTCAGCGGCAACAATCATTGATTGCAGATGGTCAGTTTGTCTTAGTTGATACGCCGGATAGTGGATTAGCAAATCAGAGCTATGATAATTATCACTTTGTTAAAGAACTTGGTATGTATGTACGTGATGAAACAACCGGTAAGCCGGTCGATGCTAATAACCATGCAATGGACGAGTGCCGGTACGCTGCTAATTACTTTACGAAGAAATACAAGGGAGGTTAATAGCCTTGTTTAACAGAATACATGATTGGATAAAGGGGGTGTTAGTCAAAATGGGATTAGCTACTGAGTTGCAAAGCGTAACTGACCATAAGAAGGTAATGGCGGATGATGACCAGTATGGATTGATTGCTAAGTGGTTTAGCATTTATCAGTCAACACCGGAATGGTTGAAAATACACAAAAAGTTACCCGACGATTCTTATTTAGATCGTCAGAAAATGTCATTAAACATGGGACAAGTTGCCGCCAAGAAGATGGCAAGTTTGGTATTCAATCAAAAGGCTGTTATTACTGTTAGCCCAAAGAACGCGAAGAGTCCTGATGATCCCTCATCGCCGGATGATTATCAAACGGCTGAGAATCAGTTCGTACAGCAAACCTTGAAGGACAATCATTTCTATAACAATTTTGAACGTTACTTAGAATATATGTTCGCAACTGGTGGCATTGTTATCCGATTGTACACTGATCGTGGTAAAGTTAAGATTCGATTTGCTACTGCTGATGCATTCTATCCAATCACGTCAGATGCTAATGGTGTCAGTGAAGCTGTCATTGCCTCCAAGTTCATGAGTGACAGCCATTACTATACGTTATTGGAATGGCATGAAGAAACCGATACAGACTATGTCGTGACTAACGAGATCTACAAGAGTACGACCAACAGCAATGATGATTTGGGTGTGAAGATTGATGATTGGAGTAACTTGCCGGATGCGTTCAAAAACATGTCACCGCAGCCAACTAGGTATTCCAAAAAGCTTTATTCACGGCCGACGTTTATCTATTTAAAGCCTAATTTAGCTAATAACTTGCACATTGACAGTCCATTGGGTATTCCTATCTACGCTAACGCCATAGACACATTGCGCCAGTTAGATGAAGCCTATGACTTGTTATTCCAAGAATTTGTCAAAGGAAAACGGCGTATTGCCGCACCAGCAAATCAATTGAAACGTGAAGTTGACCCACAAACCGGTAAAACACGGTATTATGTTGATTGGAGTGAAGATGTCTACATGGCATACAACACGACAATGAGTGGCGGTGATGGTGAGTCAGTGAAACCGACTGATATTACATTAGGACTGCGAAATGAAGCAATTGTGGCTGGCATCAATGATTTGTTGCATTTCTACTCTTCACAAATTGGTTTCAGCGCAGATATGTTTACGTTTGACAGCAAACAGGGTGTTATCACAGCGACAGCGGTAATCAGTGAGAATAGTGATACGTATCAATCCAAAAACAGTCATGAAACGTTGATTGGAGAAGCAATTGAACATATTTGCCAGATTATTGTGGAGCTGGCTAAAAATGATTCAGGCGTACAATATTCAGGTCAAACAGATATTGATATTTCTGTTAACTTTGATGATTCGATTGCCAAAGACCGGAATGATAATCTGGATTATTACATGAAAGCTAATGGCAATCACCCCGTCATGACACAACTAGAAGCAATCAAGCGCGCCAATGGAATTACTGATGTTGAGGCTCAACAGGTTCTTGACCAAATCAATGCAGAAACAGCAAATGCTGAAGGTGCAATTGAAGATGTTGTCGGCGGTAACGGTAAAGATGGTGAGGGTAATGCTTAAACCATGGGATTTATCGGGTTATTCGGATGAAGATGCTAACAACTATGCTAGTGTTGAAGATTTGATTTGGTCTTACATTGTCAACCTGATAGGAAATGAAGCATCTAAACATGATGATACCGATAATGAATGGATAAACGAATTACTTAATCATGCAGATGATGTTAGGCAATATGCTGCTAAAATAACTGTCTCACCTACACAGCATGCGTCTAAGCAATTGCACACAAGACTTAGTACAATTAGTCAAGATAATGTCAAACAAGCTGAAAAGTGGCTTAAAAAGGTTACTGGAAAGCAAGTGGATTCGATCAAGGATTCGCAACAGTTTAAGCAAGTTGTTGATGACCAGTTAACAGAGACGGATAATTATCTGAACCTTGCTAGACGTAATATGAGCGCTAATGCGTATCAGATGTTTAGGGGAATTGTTGGTGATGCAAAGCGGTCAATTGATAGTGGTACAACTGCCATCAAAGCAATAGCTAAAGCTAGTGAGCAATGGGCAGAACAAGGTGTACCCGCACTCGTTGATAAGGCTGGTCGAAAATGGTCACCAGATGTCTATGTTCGGACAGTGGTTAACTCAAGTATTAATAGTGCTACGAATGATACAGAGTTACTTAGGTATCGTCAGTATGGCTCGTTAGTTAAAGTTAGTTCACATATTGGTTGTCGGCCAAGCCACTTACAGTATCAAGACCATGTTTATTCTTTGGACGGTAATACAGACAAGTATCCAGATTTCGAATCAACAACGGGATACGGTACGATTACTGGCATTGGGGGCATTAATTGTCGACATTATACGGTTCCATATATTGAAGGCCACGGTTCAATGCCAGTGCCACAGCAGTCAGATGATGACAATGCTGCTAGGTATCAATTAGAACAAACTCAGCGACGACTTGAACGTGAGGTACGAAAAGCTAAGCGTAAATTGATAGCAGCTAAAAAGCTTGGTGATCAAAGTGATATTACGGCTGCACAAGAATTAGTGAGACGTCGTCAGTCAGTTACTCGTAAGTTTGTTAATAAGCATGGACTAGTACGTCAATACAATCGAGAAAAACAGTAGTGCCCTTAGCATGGCGTTAAAAGGCTTATTTTTTATACCTTAATTTAGAGAGGAGCAATAAATATGGCAGAAGGTAATCCAGTTCCAACACCTGAACCAGTGCCGGTTACTGATCCAGTACCGACTCCTACGCCAATTGATACTAAACAGGTAGCCACAGAAGCGCGTACCGAATTATTAAAGTCACTTGGGTTCGATAACGAGGATGACTTGAAAGGTGTCGTCGAACAACATAATAAAGATGTGGCGGCTAATCAGAGTGCATTGGAGGCTAAATCCGGTGAGTTAGACAAGGCTACCAGTAAACTTGCAAAAGAAACTAGTCGTGCTGACACTGCAGAAGCTCAAGTAGCTGCTCTTAAACAAGGAGTTGATGCTGATCATTTAAGTGATGCGCTGGCGCTCGCTAAGGCTGACTTAGCAAGTAAAGCTAATGGTGTGAAAACAATCGATGAAGCGTTAACTGGGGTTTTAGAGCGTAACCCAGCATTTAAGGGTACAGAAGCCGCACAAGGAACAGCCGTTGCTGGTCAAAATCTTAGCGGTGGTCAAGGTAACATTGCGGTGCCAGATTTGTCAAAGATTAGCTACGGTGAAGCTGCAAAACTGAAACTTGAGCACCCGGATGTATACAAGCAAGCTGTTACAAAACTAACAAATAATTAGGAGGAAATAACACATGGCAGATGAAACAACTGTATTAGATAACCTGATTGATCCACAAGTTATGACTGCGATGATTAGCGCTAAATTGCCTAAGGCAATCCGGTTTAGTGCTATTGCACCTGTTGACACTACACTTGAAGGTCGACCAGGCACTGATGTAACCGTACCTCGATACAAGTATATCGGAGATGCGACGGATGTCGATGAAGGTGGCGCGATTGATTATGCCAGTCTTTCAACAGATACCGACATGTTCACGATTAAGAAAGCAGGTAAAGGTGTCAAGATTACTGACGAAGCCGCTCTATCCGGATACGGAGATCCAGTAGGCGAAGGTCAGCGACAAATTACGATGGCAATCGCATCTAAGATTGACAATGATATCTTGGCTACTGCAATGAAATCACGGCTTACGTTAAGCACTGGCGTTGATGTTACGTCATTGGATATGGTCGATGCAATTGAAGCTGCATTTAATGATGATACGAGTGAGTACGCGGTAGAAGATGATTCACCGACCACCGGCGTATTGTTTATGAACCCTAAAGATGTCAATAAACTACGTAAGGCTGCTGCTGAGAACTGGACGCGAGCAACTGATTTAGGTGACAACATCTTGATTAATGGCACATTTGGTGAGTTACTCGGATGGCAAATTGTGCGGTCGCGTAAGATCAAAGAAGGTTCCGCTGTGGCAGTTAAGCCGGGTGCAATGCGTACCTACATGAAGCGGAATGTTCTCTCTGAAAAGGGTCGCGATATGGATCATAAGATCACTAAGTTTAATGCCGATGAACATTATGGTGTTGCAATCTATGATGACACTAAGTTGTTAGTCATTAATCCATTTGATGTCGAAGGCGGTACTGTTATTAACCAAAACGTAACCAGCACTAATGATGCTACGGTTAAAAAATCCAATAAGGGTAAAGCTGTGGCATCTGATACGCCGTCAAAATAATGTCGCCGTCTAATGTCAAAGCAATGCCTACTAATGACGGTGCGAAGATCACAGCAAAGTAGGCAATTAAAATTAGGAGGAATGTAGAATGGCTAAAGTGTTGAATGTTTATCAAAAGGGCAACGAAACGGCAATTGCGACTGGTGATGCAACCAGTGTGGCAATTACTGGCTTAGCAGCTGGCACAGTTGTCGCTACTGGTGACTATCAGGTTGCCTATGTGGACGGTAGCCAAGTGAGTGACAAGGTAGATGTTCTGGGATTTACGGTTCTTGCTGCCAAGCCCGCTGATCCACAAAATGTTAAAGCTGCAGCAACCACTGATGGTGCCAATGTAACTGCTGGTTAGAGGTGATTAGATGCCGATAGTAGATCAAGATTTTTACGCTAACACTTATTTTGGCGAGCAATTACCAGTAATTATAAATTTTGAACCTTTGGAAATGCGAGCCGAAGAGATGGTCAATCAATACGCAAATTATTATTTCGATTCGCATAATCTTGATGATTTGCCACTTGAGGCTGACCGAATTAACGTGAAGAAGGCTGTCTGCGCTCAGATTGAATGGTTTATTGATTCTGGTGGGGTTGAAGAGCTAGCTAACGCTAAACAATCGGCTAAAGGGATTAGTCATGTAACGATAGGCAAATTTAGTTATGAGAAGTCAGCGCCCACAACGCTGCCACGTGGTACGGCACAACGCTCCAATGCGGCAATCAACTACTTACGACCAACTGGCCTATTGTATCGTGGGGTGCATTAAATGGATGATATTATTGATCCAATTCCCATCGAGTTGTTAGATGATGCCATCAAAGTGACACCCTACGACGCTAATAAAGCCAAACAGGATTCATGGATTATAAGCTCAGATAGTAATGGATCTGATGACTACACGATTAGACATGTACGAGTCGAACCTGCAACCTCAGTGTCGGTTCAATCCGTTGGTGGTAATGCTAGTGCACAGGTTGTCACCGGGGCCTATACACTAATTGTGGATTCAACTAACTCGACGCCACTAGATAGGTTGCCCAAGATTAACGACAAAGTTGAAGTACAAAGTACTCACCAATCGCTAATCGTGAAGAGTCTTGATCCTATTTATGATTTCGGTACGCATGTTCATCATTGGGAAGGGGTGCTGCAATGACTAACAAAGTAGACTTGTCACCATTAGTTACACGTTTGAATAATCTTAATGTGCTGACAAACCGACTAGCAGATGTGATTGTGCGTGATTCTGACCAATATGTGCCATTTCTAAATGGTTATTTAGCTGGCCATGTATCGAGAATTCAAACCGGTACTGGCGTTACTATTGTTTGGACAGAGCCGTATGCGGCCTATATGTACGGTGGTAAAGTAATGGTGAAGGCACCGGATACAATGGGTCAGCGGAGAGGTTATCACAAAGTAGTGACGGATCGGCCCTTGAATTATAACCACACTAAGCATGCACTGGCACGGAAGGGATGGGTTGATAAAGCCTATTTGGTTAACGGTCACAATTGGGCAGCACTCGTGGCACACGGATTGGGGGCGACGTAGTGAGTCAAGTTGACCTTGATTTGGATGTTCGGGTTGCTGATTATATTAGTGCTAACGTTAAGCTGTTTGATACGTTAACACTTGGCAATGACTATGCTCCTGGAATGTCACTGAGTTATACATTGCAACCCGCTGGACCGGCAACGCGATATTATGACGGTCGCCGCCGCCGTAGTTTTGCATTTGCAATCACTGCTAAACATCCACACGGAATTGTTTGTATTAACACTCTCAGTGCCATTATGGACATCATGGAGAATGCAACGCCGATATCAATCAAAAGTGAGAATGGAAGTTTCAAATTCATAAGCGCTAAGATGACAACCTCACCGGAGTTTCTAGCCACTGTTCAGGATGACGATGGTCAAGATGCTCAAAAGTATGGTGTCTATCAAGGTGCTTTTAGTGTACAAGTAATTATTTAATTTAGGAGGAATGCAAAATGGCTGATACTACAACACCAACAGCTGACCCGAACGACAGAAACGTCCAGGGGTCAATTCAAGAAAACTATTTAGATGAATATTGGGTAGGAAAAACTGCGGCAGATAAGACGATCAACTGGTTATATTTAGGTGATGGGATTACGACTGTAACGCCTAAATATTCTGATAAGAAGAAGTCTGCTGCCTACTACAATGGTGGTGGCCAAGAACGACAGACAGTTACTGGGGTAACGTCATCGTATGATATTTCTGGTGACCGTTCTATTGGTAACCCGGCGCAAGATGACATTGCTGGTATGAAGCAAAAAACTGGGTCACAACGTGAACGAATGTTCCGGAAAGTACAATGGTTGCAGGAAGATGATGGATCACTTACCCCTAACATGATTGAAACAGGGATGGGAACCTTTACCGATATTGATGATGGTGGTGGTGCCGCTGATGATAATGGTAGTTTCAAAACTACTATGACGTATAACGCTGCTCCAGGTTTAATTGCAAAAACACAAGCTACTGATATGAAAGCTGCTTTAGCAGATACACCATGTCAAAATGCGCTTATCTTGCATGTCAAAGCTAATTTACCAGATGGCACGTCAAAATAGTAGCACCATCAAGTATCAATGCAATGCCTACAACTGATGGTGCAGTGGTAACAAGTATGTAGGCAAGTGGCGGAGTAATCCGTCATACATAGCACTAAAAATATTAGGAGGTACCAGCATGAGTGATGTAATTAAATTAGAGGTTCCTAGTGACAGTATGACTTTTGAAATTGGTGATAAGAGTTACACGGTGAGCTTTGCGGATAAATCATTTGCTGTTTTTACAGATCAATATAATGATATTAAAATGGCTGAGGTGAAATTACAGCAGGAGTTACATCATCGATCAGTTGAGTTAACTGATAAAGAAGCTCAATTGGAAAAAGATATGATTAATGAACCAATGACGGCGTTAGATCATAAGAAACAAGTCCTACAACGACGCTATTTGCGAATGTATGATGATATTCAGAACAAATATAAGATTGAAGCTAAGGAACGCTTTTATCAATTACTTGATGGCATGTTTGGTAAGGATGCTGGCAAGGAACTATACCATACTTGCAATGATTCCATGGTGGTATTTGCTAAGGTCGTCGCTCAAATCATGATTAACGTAGAACAACATACGGATATTTCCGATTATCGCGATAAGTACTTACAGTCCATTACAGAATTGCGGAAGAATGAACAATGAGTTTTACCGAGATAAACACTAACAGCATCGTATTTCGGAAACATCGGTATCGTTTAGACCTTTCATTTCGCATGGTGTTGCTCTATTTTAAAGCGATTCGGGATGATGGCCTCACTATACCAGAGCGTGTAGAAGTCAGCTTAAAAGCGCTGGTATTGGACGATACGAGCAAGCTACGTTTTGAGGACAAGGGTCAGTTACTGTCTGAAATATTTAATACAAAAATCAATAATGACCGCGATCGGGTTCGAGCCAAGGTACTCAAATCTGGTAAGCGGTCTTTTGATTTTGATGAAGACGAATCGTTAATCAAGGCTGGGTTCCAACAACAATATGGTATCGATTTAGACCGAGATAGTCTCAGTTGGGAACGGTTTACCACTATGTTGGATGGCCTTAATGAAGATACGCAATTTAAAAAAGTTGTCAGATTTCGACTGGCTAAGGTTAGTGACGATATGGATGCTGATACGCAAACTTATCTGAAACAAATGAAGCTGATTTATGGATTAAAGCAAGCTCACACCGATGGCGATGGCAAGCTGACACCAGATGAACTATCTATCGAGCTAGCTAATTTAGACATGCCACACAAGGCGTTACGGATGAAAGAGTTACGGGAGCAAGGAAAAATATAGAAAGGATGTGTGTAGATGGCTGATATTGCTGGTAGTGTCAAGATTAACGTGGACTTAATCGCTAAAGAGGCACTTGCACAAGCCGAAGTTCTTAAGCGAACATTTAAAGACGTGGATGTTAGCCCGAAAGCAGCTGCCAATTTAAAAGTGTTGAATCAAGGGTTAGAGACAACTGCAGCCAGTTATAGTAAGCTATCAGCCGCTCAAGAACAAGCAGGGCTGCACATGTCTTCTCAAGTTTCTAAGTTGAACTCTTATAAAGCGCAGTTGCAAGCTAACCGACAAGAGATGACAGCAACAGCTGGTGAAATTGGTCGTCTGTCACGAGCAGAAGGTGATAATTCTGCTCAAGTAGTAGCGGCTAAAAGCAAATATGCTGCCCTTGAACGTGAACAGCAAGCTCTGGTTTTGTCAGCAGGAAAGCTGCAAAAAAGTGTTGGTGCATTAACACCTGAAATGGCTGCCGCAGCTGACAAAGCCATGATAATGGGTACTAAGATACAAAATGCTGGTGAAAAGATTGGCTCTCTTGGAAGTAAGGCCACTATTGGTTTTACAGTACCTATTGTTACAGCGCTAGGTGTAGCAACTAAAGCCGCTTCCGATTATCAATATCAATTAGCTGATATCCGTAAGGAAGTTGTTGCACAAGGATACTCTGCTAGCCAAACAAGCTCAATTATGAAGAATCTATCTTCAGACACATTAAAATGGTCCAAAGAGTTTGGTGTTGGTACCAAAGAAATCAATGATGGTATGTTTGAATTGGTTTCTAATGGTTACAATGTCAAACAAGCCATGGGAATGATGCCAGAGTTGTTAAAGACTATGACCGCTAATTCCGATCAGTCTGGGGAGTCTATTAAACTGACCGCTTCTATGCTTGAACAATTTGGTCAGAACTTGGGTTCAAACAGTACTGTAATCAAGAATGGTAATAGCTTGATGAATCAGATGACTGAAGCCACCCATAAGTCAGCCATGTCATTAGACGATTTGAAAGAAATTAGTGGTAATGCTGGTGCTGCAATGCACGCCATGGGCGTTAAAACATATGAATTTATGGCAATTGCAGGGCGCTTAAAGTCTGCTGGTATTGACGCTAGCTCTGTTGGTACGGGGCTGTCATCATTGATGACACGAGTTGGAACAGGGACAGGTCAAGCAGCTAAGGATTTAAAGAAATACAATATTCAAGTATTCGATAGCAAAGGCAAAATGAAAGACGTCTTTGATATTCTTGGACAAATGCAGGGTGCTTACCAGAAAATGAATGATAAGCAGCGCCAGTCATTTATGTACAACGTTGTTGGTCAGGAAAACATGAAGGTCGGTATGACCTTGATGGACGCTAATCTTGATCGGTACAAATCGTTATCTAATGAGATTGAACACAGCAATGGAACCGTTGATAAATACAACAAAACCATGCGTAACACGAGTCAGTTCACCATGGCCCAATTTAAATCTAGTTTAAACGCTTTAGAGATTGAATTTGGGCAGAAATTCCTACCAACCCTCACGCCCATTATTCGTGAGTTAAAGAATATGCTAGACCGTTTTAGCGACTTAGATCCGGCAACGCAGAAGCTAATTCTTAATACAGGCTTAGCTGTTGCGGCTGGTGGTCCATTGATTAGTATGTTTGGAAAATTGACCTCTGGTGTAGGGCTACTAACTAGTGGATCTATGAAATTATTGGTTGGTGCTGCCAAGATATCACCGTTATTTGGCACTTTAGTTAAAGATGGCGGTGCGGCCAGTACCGTCATTGCTGGTCTTAGTGGTGGTGCAGAAGCAGGTTCAGCATCCTTGTTAGGTTTAGGCGGGTCAGCATTAGGTACAGTTTCAGGATTGGGCGCATTGGCTGCGGCTGCCGCTCCGGTCGTGTTAGGTGTAGCAGCTGTGGGGACAGCAACTTACTTTGCGATTAAAGCCGGCAAGGAGCATAGTGACCAGTTGAAGCGCCAACGTGCTTCGATGGACGAATATGGTGCTAATATCAGCCAAAACTCGCAAAAAGCGATTGGCTCATTCAATGACCTATATCAAAAAGCCAAGAATGATATGGCATTATTAGATACTGCAGTTGGCGAACAGTCTAAGCAGTTATCCAGTGATGTGGTCACCAAGTACAGTAAGATGGCTGATTTAGTTGAGCAACAATTCTCCAAGACGAAGAAGGCCGGGATGGACGCACTGGCGGACCTGTCTGGAAGCTTTGGTAGTGCCGGGAATAGTTGGGTTACGCAGGTACAGAATAGTGTTAACCAACGAGCTGATGGACAAACTAGCAAGCTGGAAAAAGCCAAGAAGACGATGGAAAACATTCTGAAGTCAGTTGACGGTGATTTTTCAAAGCTGTCAGCCACTCAAAAGGCCAAGTTGAACGAGGCCGAAGCTTACATTGATTCGCAGATTTCTGCGTTTGGCTTGGCTTACAAGGACCAACAAGCCTTGTATAAAGCTTATGCGCAACAGCATGGAACTATTACAGATGGAATGTATAAGGCAGACGTGAAGTCAGCAGATTCGGCATACTCTAAGACTTACGGCAAGGCAAGTGATAGTTACAAGAAGAATTTATCCGATTTAAATGCACTGAGAAAGAATGACCAAATCAGCAAGGACCAATACGACCAAGCGCTTGCTATGCTCGATGCCAAACGTAACAAGCAACAAACTCAAGCTTCATTGGAATACATTAAGACTGAAAAAGCAGCGGGCGATGCATATAACAATAACGGTCGTGAAAGCTTGCGTACTAAGCAAACGCTTGATGATGCATACACGAAAACGATTACCGATGAGAATGGCAAAAAGGAAAAGCTTTATTGGGACGATGTCAGTAACAGTGAAGAATCGGCAGCTAAGTGGATTGCTGATCATAAGAAAGACAATCAGAAGTACATTGATGATCAAGTCAACGCACATGGGACCATTGAAAAGAATATAGCTAAGTTCCAGAAGTCTCAGGAAAAAGCCTATGAGGCAATGGGGATGGATGCTGACCAAGCTGTTGCTCAAGCCAAAGTTGACGCTGATGACTTACTAGCAACCACTACTAAGTCGGGTGCTGATAACGCCAAAGCGGCCGCTAAGATTCATAGCGATTATATTAAGGCACTGAACAACGGAAGCCTGGGAAGTGCTACGGCAGTTGCTAAGCAATGGGGTCTGGATCTTTCAGACACAACTAGCAAGATTGATCTTGGAAAGTATGGTAAGAAGACAGCTGCCTCATTTTGGAGCGATGTTCGTTCTGGCTCGAAGACAGGCTATGAAGAAGCAAAAGTCTATTTTAATACTATTTTGGCCGACTTGAAGTCGCGAAATATTACATCTGCCAGTGATTTGAGCAAATCCACTATGGATGAACTAAAATCCGGTTTGTCTAGTGGCGTATTAACGCTAAAAGAGTTAAAGCCAGTTTTGGGTGATTCCATTGTTAGTTTGTTCCCACACGACCTTTCTAAAGTAAGCAGTCAGGAAATGAAGACTCTAAAGCAAGGCCTCAAAGATGGCGTAATTACATTATCTGACCTAAATGGACAATTCAATGGAAAAATCATGGGGCTGTTTCCTAAAGATTTATCACAGCTGGGTAAAGATGATATTTCAACATTGAAGAAAGGTTTGAAAGATGGCTCAATTACAGACTCCGATTTAAAAGGCAAGTATGGTAAGCAATATGCTGCTATCTTTAAGCAAGATTTATCTAAGTTGGGTAAGAGCGATATTCAATCACTAAAATTAGGCTTGGATCTTGGAATTATTACCAAGAGTGATTTAAAGACACGTTATGGTAAAGCGCTAAATAAGATGTTTAGTAGCAAGAAGTCTTTGCGTGATATTGGTAAAGAAAATATGAATGCTCTAGCCAACGGATTAGACGCAGGGATACCTGAGGCTGACAGCGTACTAAAAAAATTACAAGGTCAAGTACACAAAGGCGCCACCATTAAGCTTAACGGTGAAGGCCATTACACAATGGATAGCTTAAACCGAGGCTACAAAGATAAGAAGTTATCCACACACGATTATCTCAAAGCACTTGCTGCCATGATCGCAGGAGACACCAATGTCGATATTAGCAAGAGTGGTGGGGACACGATGGATAGTTATAATGATGGCCTCGATGCTAACAAAAAAAACGCCATCCAAACCGCTACGGGTACTGCTAATTCAATTCAAGGCGAATTAACTTTAGGGCAGAAGGCAACCGGGGCAGGTAAAAGTTCTATGAAATCATTTAATGATGCCTTGGTTCAATATTCAGCTGACCCATTGACGGCTGCTGGAGGTATTGGAGAAGCTGTTGCTAAGAACATTGATATAGGTGGAAACAGTGCTAATGATTTATCGAAAGCTGTGGGTGGCAAACAATCATACAAAAAAACTCATAGTAGACAACCAGTTACTGGTATTGCTAACCATTGGGTTAGACATAAAACCGGTACTAATGGCAAAATCACAAGTCCTGAAACTGCAATAGTCGGTGATGGTTATAAGCCAGAATTGATTGATTACGGTAATGGATCATTAGGACTATCGCCAGCCGTACCTACTGTGACTAACTTGCCTGTCGGTGCTCAAGTATTTTCAGGTGAGGATACTGAAAAAGCGGCACCATTCCTTAAAATGATGGGGTTACCGATGTTTGCGACTGGTTCAGGTGGTAGCATCGTTGATTGGATCAAGAATCTATTTGGTGATGCTATGAAGTTCATGGAGCACCCCATTGATAACTGGAAGAAGTTAGTCGATTCGAGTTTTCAAATGAATCTATTCCCAGGTGGCTCACAGAACCAGTTTGGCCCAGACACTAAAGATTGGGAAAAGAAGCAAACTAACTGGTTGAAAAAACTAGAGGACAGTCTAGGCGACTTGGGTGGCGGCGGTGCGACGTACAATCCAAGCATGATTAAACGTGCAGCGCTTGCTATGAAGACCAGCATAGACGGTGAAAAATTAAAGCAACTACAATACTTGATTAAGAACGAATCAGGCGGCAATGCTCACATTAGAGGAATTGATGACGGTGACGGTACAGGCCCAGCTATGGGGCTACTACAATACAAGCGATCTACTTTTGATACCTACGCACTACCCGGGCACCACAACATCTTATCTGCATGGGATCAATTATTAGCGTTTTTTAACGATAGCAATTGGAGTTCAGATATTGGTGTAGGTTATAACGGCAAATATGGCGAGTGGCGTGGACAAGCTTCCGGCCCAAGCGGTCATCGTCGTTTTGACAAGGGCGGTGAGTCCTATGAAAAGCAATTAGCATGGGTATCTGAGCATAACCAACGTGAAATTCATATCCCGGATGATCAGTCGAATTACAGCAAGTATTTAACGGATCAAGCTGTCAAGATGTCATTTGGTCAGCAGGCTTTTGTTGCTACAAGTGCGGAACAGGCCGCTGGATTAAAGAGTACCATCCCCTTAGATGTTCCTAAGAACGGTGGGCCCGTCGCAGTCAGTGGTGCAGCAGCGAACGGAACTGGTGAGGTATTAGGTATGGTCAAGTCATTAGTGGACGCAATTACTAGCAAGACAGTTAACATCACTGCCAAACTGGATAACGGCGTCCTTTTTAATGCCCAGTATCCGTTAATCAAACTGGCTCTAGGTCAAGATGTTGTCATTGATCGAGCGAGAGGAGGCAAATAGATGGAGTTAGATATTCAAGTGATTCAACAGGATGGCAGTAATTACTGGCTATCTGATTTGGGTATTCAAGTAGAAAAGTTTTCACCACCTGCACCGACGTTCATTCGAACGTATATGCCAGTTGGTAAGTACAATGTAACTTCATCTGAAACACACACGAGTGAACGCAAGATACCACTAGTGTTTGATGTCAAAACAATTGACTCAGTTGACCAAGAACTAATGCGGTTGAAGTTGTTTGACTTATTTCGTGGCTATGAGGATTTTTATGTTGTTAGTAGCGTCATTCCATCGATTCGTTGGCCAGTCCATGCGGATGATGGCTTTAATGTAGACCCGTATGAGGCTTCACCCATTATGACGGAGGACATCACAGTTAGCCTAGTCGTTACTGGCGGATTTGGCGAGACAATTAACACTACTGCTAACATGAAAGACAATATTCCATTAGGGTTTGATATTCCGTTTACATGTTTACCACCGTATCGTTTCACCAATCAAAGTGATGTAAAGGTGTTTGTTGGTGGTTCAATTCCGTTGATGGCTGATGGCAAGACGGCCACATTAACCTTCCATGGAGATGTGGCTAGCCAGTTGTCAATCACGAACAAAACTACGGGACAAGTGTTTCAGCTGAATCAAGCGTTGAAGAAATCCCAGACTCTAATTCTATATGGCATGGTTCCAGTTGTAGATGGCGTGAATGTCTACAGTAAGGGGAATCATGCCTATTTAGATTACGTCAAAGGGATTAACGAGCTACAAATTGCAGGCGCAACTAATTATGATTTGGAATTTGATACACGGTATTACGTTTAGGAGGTGTGAAAGTGTTTTATTTACGTGATGTAACAGGTAACGAACTACCAGTTATCCCAATTTCAGCACAATTGACTGAAACCGTGAATCAAGTGGCACAGTTGGAATTGACGTTCATTAACACGGGTACGAATGCGTCTGCTGTAGGCATGTTGCAACCACGCACGCTTTTGCTAGATTCTGATAGTGGCGAAGCTTATCGTATTCAGACCATGAATGGATCTAACATCGGTGGTAGTCGTAATGTCAAAGCAACGTTTCTAGGTTCTGCGCACGATTTAAACGACCATTACGTTGAAAAGAGTATAAAGGGATCTCAGTCGCTCGATAACTGCATGCAGCTAATTACTGAAGGCACTGGTTTTACGTATACGATTCATGATGATTTCAATCATTATGATTTTTCTGAAGATTTTGGTACTGGCTTAGCGTTTGATTTATTCTTAAACACTTTGATGTCGGACTTCAATTTCGAATGGACTAGTACGGGCAAGCACATTGATATTTATAAACAAGTCGGTAAGCGTGATGCTTTCGTTTGGTTAGATGGATTGAATCTTAGCTCGTTGACCGATGAGAGTGATTACACGACGATTGCAACTCATATTAAAGGTACAGGTAAGTTAGACGACAAAGAAAAGCCATTGGCTACTGCTGAGTACACGAGTCCTAACGCAACAACGTGGGGTGTAATTGATGCAGAGCCAATTTCTGATGAGCGGTTTACAAACAGTGATTCATTGCTGGCATATTTGAAATCAAAATTACAAGATGTGCCGTTGATTCAGCGAACTGCGACATTGAATGATTTCATGACTAACTCGGTACCTGGAATGATTAATAACAGTGGGGTTGGGAATTATGGCTATATTCGGGATCGCAATGGTGTTGATGTTGAAACTCGAATCAGTGAAACCGTGATTGATTTGGTTAACCCAGCGACGACTAGCGTGACATTTGGCAATATGACCAAAAGCTTTACACAAATCACCGCGGGATTGCAGACTGCTCATAGTGATTCTGGTAAGCAAATCGCACAGCTAAAGGCCGGGCTTGATGCTGTAGACGGCAATGATTTGATTACTGATGCGAGTACACTAGTAAGACTTAATGCATTGGGTGGTGCCGCGAATGGATAAAATGACGGTGCAACAGGCTATTAATATTCTTTCAATGCAGTTTCCAATTAGCTGGGAGAAGATTGCCAATAAACCAGAGTTAGTTACTAGTGATGGCTTAGACCAACGACTAAGTTTAATTGGGCAGTTGACGTCACCAGATGGAACGGTATGGGAACCTGCCATTGATAATGACGGGAAAGTGACGTGGCAAAAGAAGGAGGCGGTTGAATGAGCATTAAATTATTCGCTAATGAATTATCTGCTGTGTATGATGCTCCGCTACGGGAAATGCTGATATCTAACTTTACGATAATTCAAGATGCTTTAAATGAAAACGACTGGGAGGCAATCAAGTCCCAAGTTAATGATTTAGAAAAAGAGGTCAATCAATTAATTACTCAGCCAGAACAGCTTGAAGCGTTTAAAAACGAGCTATGGGGAGAAATACGAGCAATTGTTTTGCCTGACTTATCACCACTTCAAATTACACAAGAAGTGCTGACGTTTAGAACTGATTCACAAGGTCAGCAACAAGCTTCAATGAGTGACCGGTTGATGGCTGAAATTAACTATCTGAAAGGGAGCACTGAGATATGGCAACGACCCATCACGGTTGACGATGCGGGCCAAATTAGCACTGATTACTTGGCGCTTTCTACTACTGTTAAAAATGCTAAAAAGATTGGCATTATCGGTGATAGTGTCGCGCATGGTCATCTTGCTGACGTCAACTTTGGGGATATTTTAGTGAAGGCTTCTGGGGCCAAGATTAATAATGTCGCAGTCAGCGGTGCTCATATGATGAACAATGGGGATAACAGTATTTACGCTCAGAGTAAGCAAATTGCTGGCTGCGATTTAGTAATCATTCAAGGTACTGATGATGATTGGTTAGCAAATGCCCCCGTCGGTACTAAGTCCGACGATGAAAAGACTGCTTACATTGGTGCCTTTTACCGCGTCGTTGACAATATTCGCTCGCTTAATCCACAAGCTAAAATTATTGTCATGACAGCGACACTGCAAGTACCGGTTGATGGTACCACAATTCGACGGACAGACCGCACCAAAAATGATCTAGGGAAAGACTTGCATGATTACATGGACGCACAAAAGTTAGCTTGCACCGATTTGAATTTACCATACGCCGACTTCATGCAACCGGCATTATTCCAGCCGATGAACCCAGCCTTTCGGAAAAAAATGATGCCAGAAGGCTTACACCCGAATAGTGTTGGCCATCAGCTTATTGCCCAAGAGTTAGCCAAGCAACTATATTATTTCTATGGATAGGAGTGAACTAAATGGCAAACCAAGATTTAGTGTATGACATTACTAAAGTACCAGATAACCAAGTGACCAAGCAAGCCATCTATGCCAGAGTTGGCGATGGCGGTCTCAAGGCTGTTACCGTGAAGCTGGTTTCTAATGGTGGAAATTATGATCTGACTGGAATTAACGTCGTATTTGAAGGGGTCAAAGCTGACGATACTCATATTATTGATAATAACGGTGGAACTGTCCTAGACCCACAAGGCGGCATCTTTAGGTACGTATTCCCACCACAAGCTTTTACGGTTAAGGGGGATTACAAACAAGCCTTCTTCAAACTCATGCGTGGCGATCAAGTCGATACGACCGTTGATGTGGCCATTCATGTTGATTCAAACATTGTTGAAATGGGGATTAATAGTAAAGATTATCTCAGCGATTATGATGCTTTGATTGCGGACGTTCAAACCAAGTACGATGCTAGTCTCAAAGATTTACTAACACAAGAAAATAATTTTGCCACACAAGTCAATGGTGTCCAAGCCGCTGTCAAGAATGCTCAAGACGCAATTGATAATTTGAACGTTCAAATTAAGGCTGGCAACATTGTCAAAACCAGCGATTTAGACACTAAATTAGCTCCATTTGACACGGTAATTTCTTATGACCCAAATCAGAGAAAGCTAGTGTAGGAAGGAAGTTTTAGTAAATGACACAAGAATATTTAGATCAACTCATCGATAAGAATGGCAATCCAACCAATCCTTATACCTTAACGCAAGCGATTAAAGACGCAACTGATAAATTAGTCATGACTAGCGGTAATCAAATGGCGATCGGTGGGACGAAGAACTTCATCGATCAACTAACGGTTAATGGGCGTAATGTGCTACTAACTGGGGATGCTTTCAAGGATGCGGTAGCCGTTCCAAACAATGATATTCAAGCGATTAATGAAAGTGGTTTATATCACTACCACAGCACTGAAAATAATTTGCCACATATGGATAATGAATATGCTAATGGATTTATTGTATCTGTGTTTACCGATGACGGTGATTATGGCATTCTGCTGTTTATTGGTAGTCTAACCTATATTGAAAAGTATCAGGGTCAATGGCGGACTCCTCATTCTGTTATGCCCGTCAAATTGTGGGAAGGCGCCGCTAAACTTGGAGATACAGTTAATTTAAAATCATCTGTCAATGAATTTGATGATTTACAATTTTTTGTGAATACAGTATTAGGTCAAACACGTCTGAGAACTTCAGCAATAAATGGTAAAACACGTTATGTTACACAAGTCGGTCAAACTCGTGATGGTAAAAATACCCGTTCACTTGAGCTTACGATAGACCAGAGTGATGATGGCAACAGTATGACGATTTCTCAAGTATTATTTAATCCGTCACCAGGAAATTCAACTCAAGTTACAGATGCAGTTTTAGATCGAATCGAAGGAATTAGGGGGTAACGTAATGCAGCTACTAGTCGATCAACAACAACAAATTACGAGCTATGCGTCTTTTGGAAGCTTAACGGGGGGAATCGATTATACGGGCCCAATCCCGGCCGAGTTTACGGTTGACTTTCAGCCTGGACGGTATTTACTAAAGCAGAATTTGATTGTCATTAATCCAGACTACACGGCGCCAACAGAGGCACCGGCAATGCCCACAACTGAGCAACAATTATTGATGCAACAGGAAAAAGACATTATCCAATTGAAACAATTAGCCATGGATCAAGAAGCAAAGATTGCAACTTTAAGTAAAGGGAGTGCTAAATAATGACTGTTTATGAAGAATGCCAACTATTTAAATCTTGGGGTCAGAATGACGCTAACTACTATAAAGTGTTTGTTGGAGTAGGCTTGACAGCCGATCAATACAAAGAAATCACTGGTGAGGATTACGTGGCACCAACCACTAAATAACAGGAGGCGATGACATGACAAAGACACTTGAATTTGCGTATGAAACACCGCAAGAGGTTAAAGTCGGCGATGATGAAACCACGTTTACGCTGGTCTGTAAAAATGAAGACCTACCGGTTGACCTGACAACGGCGAAATTAATTACTGTCAAGATTGGTAACCGTAGCGGCTATCTACGTGGACAGCTAATTAGTATTGATAGTTTAGCAAAACTACCAACTGGACAATTCAATTTTAGTTTTGACAAGGACACGCTGGCTAATTTCCCAACCGGTAATTACTGCTTAGAAGTCTGGGTGACGGACGCCCAAGGGACTAGTATTTATCCTAGTGGCAACCCACTCAACTTTATAGTAACAACCAACATCGAGAATAGTTCGGGTGCCACGATTACGACCATTGCCTTTGACGATTTTGTAAAAACAATGAATAAAGCCGCAAGTACGATTGCCAAAGGTGACAAAGGTGATGATGGTCTATCTGCCTACCAAGTCGCAGTAATTAATGGCTATCATGGTTCACAAACTGACTGGCTTGCTTCTTTGAAAGGTGACAAAGGTGATACTCCAGATTTAAGTAACTACACTACTGTTACTGATTTAAACAATGGATTGAGTACAAAAGTCACTGATAACAAGAATGGCACAATATCTGTAAATGGAACCAGTATTCTCCCTGCTAATGTAAATGTTATTGATAGAATTGACGGAAAATATACGGATATGAATGATGTTCTTATGGGATGGCATTATCTTAACGGCTGGGCTGATGTAAGTAAGCTGGCTAACTGGGGACTTCCTCAAGACCTTTATTATATTCATTGTTTTAAATCTGGATATGGTGTCTCCACAAATATCCAAATAGCGTATGGTGTGGAGCTAAATAATACGTATATGCGGACAGCGTTTGGCACTAATTGGAAGACTTGGAAACTTCTTGCTGATGATTCTAAAGTTTTGCACTTGTCAACAGGTGATACAGCTTCTAGGCCAACTGGCATTAGCACAGGTTATCAGTATTTTGACACTAGCTTAAACAAGCCAATATGGTACACAGGCAAGAACTGGGTAGATGCTACAGGAACAACCGTTTAGAAAGGACGATTATATGTTTATTTATATCAAATATGATGCAGATGGTTTCATTACGGCTTACCAAAATACAGAAGCAGACGGGTACACAAAGGTGTTCATTCTCGATTCATGGATTACTCAGTTTGCCCAGTATTCAGACAAATTCAGGTACGACACCGATAAAAAGGTTATACTCAATCCGGGTAACTTGCCAGACTTATCACTTGATGAATTGAATACTAAGTATTCCGATGTGCTGAAGACTAGTCAGCAAGCTGTACAGTCGGCAACAATTTTAGCACAACAGCAAACGGTATCAGAAACCAGTATCAATCAGCTACAGAAGTCAATTACAGCATTAGCGCTCAGTCAATCAGCAAAGGGGACGGCATAATATGGTTCAAATTTACACATGGGCATATCAAGATTGGAAAACAATTAGCAAGGAAACGTTAGCAACAGTTGTTGGATTACCGGATGGCATTACTGCTGACGATTACAAGGCTATTACCGGTGAAGCATATGTAGCACCAGCAACGCAAGCACCACTAACTAGCAATTAATAGCCGGTTAGTCAGTGCTTTTAATTTGTCCAAAATTGGACGTCCGCACCAGAAGACATATTAAAATAAGGGAGTGGAAAATTGAATAAGCACAAGTTAAAGGCACTCATCTTAACGGTGGGCGCCATTTTTATGGCCTTTTTAATGGTCAATGTTACCAGTCAGGCTTCAACTAGCCGTGAACAGGGGGTTGATTGGTCTAAGTATAACGGTAATAGTGGGACATTCGGCTATGGTACCGATAAGTTCGTATTATCACAGGCGGGTGGCTTCTATGGCGGTACTAATATTCCTCAGACCACGTATAACAGCCAAGTTAAATCAGCTCAACAGGCTGGTAAACGGGTGCACACCTATTTATGGGATGGTGTTGGTGGCAATATGACCAATGCCAAGGCTATGATGGCCTACTACTTACCACGAGTTAAGACGCCCAAGGGTAGTATTGTAGCACTAGATTATGAGGACGGGGCTTCTAATAGCGTGACAGCCAACACTAATGTCATTCTAACCCAGATGAAGCTTATTAAAGACGCTGGTTATACTCCTATGCTGTATTCGGGCAAAGCCTATCTCAACGCTCACGTTAACACTAGCGCCATTGTCAAAGCCTATGGCAATTGCCTATGGCTAGCTGAGTATCCGGACTATTTGGTTAGAACTAGCCCTGATTACAACTACTTCCCTAGCATGGACGGCGTGGCTATCTTCCAATTCACTAGCATGTATAAAGCAGGCGGATTAGATGGCAATGCTGATCTAACAGGTATTACTAAATCAGGCTACACGACTGCCAGCAAGAAAAAAGCTCAAGCCAATGTTAATCATGCACAGGCTACCTTTAAGGTCGTTAAATACAACCAGCAAGGGGTATTCTATCCTAATCGGACACTAGCTGTACGATACACGGATAGTGATAAAGTTAGTCAAGTGGCTACCTATTACAAGGGTGAGAGTGTAACTTACAATGCGGTCATTATTGAACACGACTATGTATGGGCACGCTACACCCGTTCAAATGGTCTGTATGGATTTATCAAGCTAGGTGTCACCAACGGTCCAGCCTATGGGAAGCGAGTTACTGGTCAGCTGGTTAGTCATACGTATTACACAGTCAAGTCTGGCGACAGCTGGTGGTCAATCGCTCAGCACAACGGCCTAAGTATGACTACATTAGCTAGTCAAAACGGCAAGACGATTTACGCCACTATCTATCCTGGACAGCGATTGGTGGTGCGGTGATTGCATACACTATTAGGATTGGGTTGGGATGAATGGGGATCGATTGCTGCCATTGTCACTAGTATTTGTGTATTAGCTAATTGGATTCTCAACAAGACGGTCCGCATCCCGCTTAACGATTTAGGCAAGCGGCTTAGCCGGTTTACCAATGAAAGTTTAAAAGTACGACAGCAAAACGCCGAAACAATGAACGCAATTGAAAATCGGGTTATTAAGGTAGAAGACCGGTTAGATGGTCACGACATTGAATTTAAACATCTATATGAAAAGGAAGCCAAAGGAAATGAAAAAAATTAGTTTTAAGAATGCCGATGGAAGCTTAAATGGTAAGTTGATTGCTGGGATCATTTCGTTGCTGATTGTTTTGATTCAACAGGTACTAGCTGTATTTGGAATCAAGTTTGCCGGTGACTGGTCAGCCATTGTGGCCGTTATTAACACTGTATTAACAATCCTTGGTATGCTGGGTGTTATTACTGACGTTCAAACAGTGACGGCACCAACGACTGATAACGATGAGGAAAGTCAGATTGAAGCGACCGCTAATCAGGCCGCTGACGAATTACAAGCACCCACGTCTACAGTCGCTGTAGTGAATAGTTCTGCATCATCTGACACTGAAGCAGTGTCAGAATCCGCCTCACAAACGGCAAAATAGTGCTATAATAATTGTTGGCTATAACTTGATATAGAGTTTCATTAATTGTGGAGCTTGATCACTCTGCAACGTTTCCCCTACGTTTCGGCGTGGGGGATTTTTTATATGTAATATAACATTCCTTAATTTAGTTGTATAATTGCCTTATATTAGAAAGGAGGTAAGAATAATGAGTTTTCACAATAATTTTGTGCCTGTAGTTGGAAATGATCCCCAAAGTGATGGTTCAACTAAAGTAACGGTAGAACTAGATGATAGCTATTTATCGTTAAAGATTAAAGATAATGAAGCATCTGATCCAGAAGTTACTCCAAAAGATGGTACTAATAATGGAGCATCTGATCCAGAAGCTACTTCAAAAGATAGTTCTGATAATGAATAAACCAATATTCTGTAAAGCGTATTAAAAATTCCACATAATGAAAATGAAATTGTTTAATTTTTTGTCTGATAAATCTAAGCAGTCTGGCAATTAAACACTAGCTGCTTTTGGGATGATTTTTTTCAGAGCGTTTTCTTATGAGATTATTTATGTATTACCCGCCTAGGAATTTCGGTGCACATTTGGTGCACATCGTGAAACAAAACGTTGCTATGTCAGTACCTAACCACCGTATACTACTCCGGGTGGGTACGCCAGCCACGATTTAATGGTTATGGCTATCTAGCGACTGGTCCGGCTAGCAATTCACTGGAATACGTAAAAGCAGGTGCTTCTCACACGTATTACACGGTCGTTTCAGGTGACTCATGGTGGGTGATTGCTCAACGCAACGGTTTGAGTGTCTACACGTTGGCAGCGCAAAATGGTGATAGTATCTATTCAACGATTTATCCAGGCACAAAATTGATTATAAAATAGACGAAATCCCTACAAAATAATAATTCTTAAGAAATAATGAACGAAGACGCTCACTCCTAACCGAGTGGGCGTTTTTTGAGGTGTTTACGTTTTTAAGCAAAAGGTGTATTATTGAATACATAACCTAGAAAGCTTGTGATATAAATGATTGAAAAAAATTTAGTTATACCAGAACAAAACGCCCAGCAAAAATTGGTGCAGTTAGTTAATCCTAAGTGTCAGGCCCTGTTATCTATGGCGGTTGAAAGAGGATATGATATGGCTTATACAACCCTGCAAGGTGCTGACAGTGTAGCTACATGGATGCTGGAAGGTAGAGGGCCCGTTGCGGTTGAATCGCGAATTAAGCAAATTGCGGTTGAAATCTGTATATGTCGACTAATTGAAAGTGGAACACTTCCTTTTGACTATCACTACACATATAATGATGCGGGTAATCATAAATATCTTCTAGTGAGCAATGATTCTTTTCATCTTACGGTTAATCAATGCCATAATGGTAATAAACCAGCAAAAAAGGTGCAGTATCGTGCTAAGGAGAACACTAACTTTCAGACACGATTGGTGTTTGACAAGGATGATATGATTGAAGATGACCCAGTTAGTGAATATCTGGAATTGGATCATGGTTACAAATCAATTACGCCAAAGTTTGTCTGTTTAGGAATTCCCGATGTGGAAACAGATGGATGGCAAGCAAGAATTGATTTATCGCGAGGACTGTCCGTTCTTTCAAGTGATTCGTTTAATACGAAAGCTTCTGGTCCAGCTACAATTACTCCTGATGAATTTGCTAGCTATTTAAAAAGAGAAAGTAATGATTAGATATGGAACGATTAACGCAGTTGGTTCCGGCAAACTTGAAGTTTGCACGTGAGCTAAATGGAATGACCATAACTGAGTTGTCTGAAAAAACGGGTGTTAGCAAGCAGTCAATTAGTAATTGGGAGAACGGTAATCGATCTCCAGATTTCGGAACCATAAAAAGGTTAGCCAATATTTTGAATGTACCATATATTCTTTTGGTGTCAGCTGCTAGAGAAGGTGCATCTACTGAAAATCTTGCACTATTTAGAAGTCGGGTGGCAGTCCCTAAACGTTCTAAGATTGCTTTTGAACATGTTTTGGAAATTTATGGAGACTTAGTTACTAGACTGTCGAGTATAGTAAATTTACCTGAATTTCGTTTGAACAAGTTGTTGACTGATTATAAAAGTTTTAGAGTGATTGAAAACCATGAAATTGAAAAAAAGGCTTCAGAGATGAGAGACTTTTTTAATTTAAGCAATGGTCCTATACTAAATATGACAACTATTTTGGAACGTTCAGGAATTAATGTGGTTTTTATTAATAGGCCAGGTCTGGGCATAAATGCGTTAACTAAACAGTATAAAGGGAAGTTTCTCGTTTTACTGAATATTGCGGATCAATCAGCTGTAAAAATACGATTTAGTTTAGCACATGAGCTTGGTCATATACTTTTACACAGTGAATATGATAGAAAACTGTATGCAAAAAAGGAGATTGGAAAACGGCTTGAAGTAGAAGCAAACATGTTTGCCAGCTGTTTTTTAATGCCTGCTAGTGGTTTTTTGTTGGATGTAACAAGGGCTACTCTTGGAGAACTGGTCAGATTAAAGAAGCATTGGAAAGTTTCAGTGCAGTCAATGGCAGTCAGATTAACTCAATTAGGGATTATTGATTCAGGACATGAAGTACAGATATTTAAGGAAATTAGCAGAAAATATTCGCGAAAAGATGAGCCTTTTGATCGAGGTATAGGAAAGATTGAAATTGAGTATCCTAGTATGCTGAATGCGGCGATTAGATTCCTCAATGATGAACACAGAAGTAATGAAGTTTTATTCGAATTACGAAAAGATGGTCTTGAGTCTAAATTTCTACATGGCTTGTTTCCATATATAAGTTTTCCAGAACAAAATGTGGAACCACATATGCCAAAATTACGATTATTGAAGTAA